ATGGCAGGAAAAAATGATATTGTAGCGGGGATCCGGCTGGAAGGTGAGCGGCAGTTTCGAAGCAGCGTAACCAGCATAAATAAAAGTGTCACTTCTTTGAAATCAGAATTGAACCTTATCAAAGCACAATATGATGGCAATCAGAACAGCATGGAGGCTTTGACCAAGAAAGGCGAGGTTTTAAATAAGATCCTGGAGCAGCAGAAACAGAAAGTGGAAGCTACGAAGCAGGGGCTGGAAAACGCCACCAGGGCTTATGAGAGCGGCGGAAAAAAGATTCAGGAAATGGAAAAGGCCTGTAGTGCCCAGGAAGAGAAGCTGGAAGAGTTGAATAAAACCTACCAGCAGGCCAGGCAGAAGCTGGAAGAGCTGGAGAAGGCCAACGGTTCCTCAAGTGATGCCGTAAAAGAGCAGCAGGAAGCGGTCAAAAAGCTGGAAGAAGAACTGAATGACCAAAATACAGCAGTCACAAAAGCTAAAACCGAACTGAGTCGGTGTCAGACAGAATACCAGAAGACGGGAAACAAAGTTGAGGATTGGAAAACAAAACTGAATACCGCAGAGGCTCAGGTCATCAAAGCAAACAATGCGGTAGCCGAAAATGCCCGCTACATGGATGAAGCCGCGGCATCGGCGGACAAGTGTGCAAAAAGCATTGATGAGTACGGGAAAGCTGTAAAAGGACCAGCAATGGCGACGATAGACAAGAAGGATGCGTGGTTCGCCGCCGGAGCAGCGAAAGCAGCGGATGTGGCAGTAAATGCGCTGGGACAAGTTGTGGATAAAGCAGCGCAGGCCATTCAATACGCTGCCAACGTAGGCAGTTCATTCGAAGCAGGAATGAGTGAGGTAGCTGCCATTTCAGGGGCAACCGGGACACAGCTGCAGGCATTGACACAAAAAGCAAAAGAACTCGGAAATTCAACAAAATTCTCCGCGACGGAAGCGGCATCTGCGTTTACAAATATGTCCCTGGCAGGCTGGACGGTGGAACAGTCCATATCTGGAATCGATGGCGTTTTGCAATTGGCAGCAGCTTCCGGAATGGGGCTGGCTGATGCGTCCCAGGCGGTGACAGATAATATTTCTGCGTTCAACCTGCAGGCGTCAGATGCTTCCAAGATCGCCGATATGATGGCATTCGCACAGGCGAACAGTTCCACAACAGCGGCAGAACTGGCACAATCTTATAAGAACTGTGCGGCAAATATGCACTCAGCTGGGCAAGATATCGAAACAACTACTTCCATTTTGGAAATACTTGCGAATAATGGCCTCCGCGGAGCAGAAGCCGGAACTGCTGTGGCTGCTATGATGCGTGATATGACCTCAAAGATGGAGGACGGTTCAATTGCTATCGGCGATGCAAATGTCAAAGTCATGGACAGCAATGGTAACTTCCGTGATATGACGGATGTCCTCAAAGATGTGGAAAAAGCTACAAAAGGCATGGGAGATGCCGAAAAACAGGCGGCATTGCTTTCTACTTTCACGTCTGACAGTATCAAAGGTCTGAACATGATCTTGAATACCGGAGCAGATACAACGGCGGAGTATGAGGAAAAACTCCGAAGTTGTTCCGGGGCTGCAGAGGACATGGCGGATGTCATGCAGGACAATCTGAAAGGTAAAATGACGGAGTTGGAATCCGCAACGGAAGGCCTTGGAATTGCGGCATATGAATACGTCAGTGGTCCCTTGACAAATGCCGTTGAAGGATTGACTACAGTTATATCCGGAATAACAGATTCAATCACACCTCAACAGACGACGCTAAGAAAATTTCTAAACGATGTTGAAAAAACCACAGACGAGGTTTCAAAATTAACGAAAAATTCATCAAAGACCGTTGATACAGCGAAGATAGATGTATCGGGTCTGGAAGATTATAAAAGCAAACTTTTGGAACTGAACGGGGTAGAAAATAAAAATGAATATCAGAAATATCAATTAAAAAGTATTGTAGAAGAACTTTCGGCAAGCATTCCAGAGTTAAAAGAACGTTTTAATGAAGAAAAAAATTCATTAGATTTGACAAATCAGCAAATCGAGGATTTGATAAGCAATCAGGAACGCCTGGTTATGCAAAACGCAGCAATGGAGGCGAGAGAAGAAGCTTATAAAGCCCTGTTTGATGCACAGCTAAATGTGGTCAAAGCTGAGAATGCGGCGACGGCCGCACAGGAAGAATATGACGAAGCACTAAAAAAAGGAAACTATGATGCAACATGGTATGAAAAACTCACTGGTGCTTACGGAAAAAACCTGAGAACCGCAGGAAATAATCTCATGAGTGCCAAAGATACTCAAGAAGCTGCAAATAAAGTGCTGGAAGATGCCAAAGGGAACATCGAAGATTTAATTCCGTCTTTGAATGAACTAACAAAAGAATATGGATTCTATTTTAACGAAAACGGAGAAATCGTAGAAGTCCAGGAAGAAACAAATAAAAAAATATTGACTGGCGCAAAGGGCTTTGACCGTTTAGGAAGCAGCATTGGAGAAAATGCCGATGTGCTGAATAGTTGGATTCCGAAAGCAGTAGAAGTAAAAGAAAACACGGAAGAGCTCGGGGATACAGCAACAGATTCAGCTGAGAAGCAAAAAGAAGCCCAGCAGAAAGCCGCTGATGCCGCAAAGGAAGCCGCCGAAGCCCAGCGGACAGCCGCACAGGAAATCCTTGATGCCTACAATTCTACGAGAGAGAGCATCGAATCAAGCCTGCAGAACAAGATCAGCCTGTTTGATCTCTTCGAGAAGGACGACGGCGGGGCGGATGTCACCACCGAGGCGATGAACAAGAACCTCAACAGCCAGATCGAGGCTATTAAGAAATACAAGGAGAATCTCCAGAAGCTCCGGGAAATGACAGATGAGGAAGGAAAGAGTCTGGTATCGCCGGAATTTATCCAGTACATCGAAAGCATGGGAATGGAAGGAGCAAATGCCCTAGAACACATGGTCTGGACGTGGGAGAATCAGGGGGAGTATGGAGCAGAGCAGGTCAAGGGAATTTCGGATAATTACATGGAAGCAATGGACCTGACTGGTGAAATCGGAAAAACCGCAGCAGCAAACACAATCGCATACAAAGCAGGAATGAAAGAGTTTGCTTCATCCGCAGAAGATTTCTCAGACCTGCGGGATGCGTTCGACTATGCAGTGCAGTACGGCGGAGAAGCCTGGGAAAAGCTGACGGAAGACACAAAAACGGCCTGGAATGAGGTAGTAGATACTGCGGTTGCCTGCGGCGTACAGATTCCGGAAGGCCTGGCGGACAGTATTTCATCTGGAGCCACATCACCGGAACAGGCAATAGCAATGATGAACGAAGCAATCAAAGGTCAGTTCGAGGGCCTGGCGGAAATCGCAGAGAGTTGTGGTATTAAAGGAGTAGACGAATTGCGTAAAGGAATCGAAGCCGGCGGACAGGATGCGGTAGATGCTTATTCGGATCTGATCGAACTCTTAGCGGCAAACAACATAGATCTGGAGATAGCCGGAAAAGAAGGCGGAGCCGCACTCGGAAAAGGAACCGCTTCCGGAATCCAGGGTGAATCCGACAACACGAAATCCACCGCTCAACAGGTCGTGGAAACCGCACAAAAAGCAATCAACGATAATGCCGGAGCGTACAGCACTGCCGGAAAAATGTTGATCACCGCAATGGCAGCCGGCATGACGTTCTTTTCCTACCAGGTCAGCAATGCTGCTGGATCAGCTGCCGGAAACGGAGCCAGTGCGGCTGCAGGATATGAAGAAAATTTCCGGGCGGCCGGTAATCAGCTGGCCATCGGACTGGCTCGTGGAATTGCACAGGGAAAAAGCCAGGCAATCAATGAAGCTGTCAGTATGGCCGTTGAAGCTCTCAATGCGGTAAAAAGGGCTATGGGTATTCACTCGCCATCAAAAGTGTTTGAAAAAGAGGTTGGCGCCCAGGTTGCAAAAGGTATGGCGTGGGGCATCAAATCAAACGCAGTTCTTGCGAAAAACGCTTCCACCAAAATGTCACAGGACGTTTTAAATTCTGCCACGGCTTGGCTGGATAAGTACAAAGAACGCCAGTTCACTTCTCTTGACGATGAAAAATATTTCTGGCAAAAAGTAGCTGCAAACACGAAAAAAGGAACTGCGGCATATAAAAAAGCCCAGCAGGAAATTGCCGGAATCAACAAAAAGATTCTGAATATGCAGACAGCGGCAAACAAAACAGCCGGCAGCGTGTCCAGGACAAAGACACAGGGAAGTGGAAGCAATCAAAAAACTGTCAATAAGACGGATTCAGAGTATTATTCAGAAATTTACAGTGCCGCAAACAAACATCTGTCAAACATGAAAGTCTACTACAATATCAGCATACAGGAAGAAGAAAAATACTGGGCAGCAGTGCTGAAAAAGGTAAAAAAAGGCACACAAGCCTATACGGATGCATATGAGCAGTGGAAAAACGCAAAGAAAAGTGGAAAGAGCGCGAATACTGCGGCAGCAGAAGAGAAGAAAGATTACGCCCTGGGCGGCGGGGCCTTGGATACATATAAACAGTACTTCAAAGTATCTGAGCGAGCCGAGGTAGATTACTGGAACACGGTGCGGAAAAAGTTCAAACGCGGAACAAAAGAACGGGAAGAGGCGGACAAAAAATACTTCCAGGCAAGAAAAACGCTGAACGAATCACTGAAGAATCTGGAAGACGATTACCTGGACAAAGTTACGGATATCAATTCGAAGTTGAAGGATGATATACAGGACGTTACGGATGATCTGAAGGATTCTATTGCTGATGTAACGAAAGAAACGCAGGAAAAAATAGATGAACTGAACAAGACATATGCTGATTCCGTGAAGAGCCGACAGGAAACCATCTACAATTCCATGAGGCTGACCGATAAATTTCAGTCAGAGTCAGAAAGCGGAAAAACACTTCTTTACAATCTGAAAACACAGGTAGTCGGCTATGACGACTGGAAGGAACAGCTGCAGAAACTCCGTGACAAAGGCATAGACAAAGACCTCATCAAAGAGTTAGAAGACATGGGACCGGAAGCTTCCGCAATGCTTCATGTACTGAATAACGATCTTCCAGAAGGCATGGAAGGCAAAGGCATGACGGATGCCGAGCTGAACGAATACGTTGCGCTCTGGCGGAAAAAGCATGAAATTTCCAAGAACGAAGCTGAAAAAGAGAATGAGGATCTGAAAAAGCAGACGGAAAAAGGTATCGCAGATGCCAAAGCCGCCGGTGATGCCCAGATTGCACAGCTGAATAAGAACAGCGAACAGAAAATTGCTGTTCTCAAGGCAAACGCAAAGAAGGAAATTCAAACCGCTACAGAAGAGTATCTGAACGGCGTAAACGAACTGGAAAAGCCAATGAACACATCTCTTGAAAATCTGGCGAACAAAGCCGGAAAAATCGGCGAGAACACGGTCACGAAGTATGTGCAGGGATTATACACGAAGGTTTCCGGTAAGAATGCAAAATCATCCCTTTTGAACACTACAACAACGATCGCTACGAATCTGTCCACATTGTCAAAAGACGGCGAAAAGATTGGCAAAGACACTCTCGACGGAATTTTGAACGCCATGAACGATTCAAAGAAGATCAAGAAATATACGACCGCAATGGTTAAAAAGATCGTTTCTGAAACGAAGAAAGCGGCAAAGATCAAATCCCCGTCACGACTGTTCGAGGATGAAGTCGGGGAATTCATTCCGGCAGGAGTCGGGGTCGGAATCGAGAAGAACACGGAAGCGGCAGTGAAACCGGCACAGGAGATGATCCGTGAACTGGTGGAAAGCACTACTGGAAAGAGCATGGGAAACATCACACTAGAACAGTACCTGCGGCAAATTGATGCCGGGGCGGCAAAAGCAGTCAGCACGGCGGCTGAGGTGCAAGCACAGGTTCCGGGAATAAATGTAAACGTAGACACCGGGAACACATACAATCTTCTGAGTCAGCTGATCAGTGAGATGCAAAAAGTTGTAGCAAACACTTCCGGATCTACGCAGATTGTGCTTGACACCGGCAAACTGGTGGGCGAGGTGGCTAAACCGATATCACAGGAACTGGCCTTACAGTCCCGGGCACAGAATAGGGGAAGATTCTAAGGAGGCAAAAAAATGCAGATCAACGGAATAGACATTTCCAGGTGGCATGCCAGGCAATGGGCTGTGACAATCGGGAATCATGCGATCACAAACAGCAGTGAATGGGACCGGGGTTCTCCGGATCCATTCCTGATCGGCGGCACGGTTGGGTTCAAAACCATCAAAGTAACATTACTGATCAAGGATTCCACCAGGGAGGTTATGACCATGGATCGTTCCAATATCGTGGCTGCCCTGCTGGAACCGGCGGATATCACTTTGGACGGATTCACACACAAATTCAGAGTAGTATTGTCCAAGGATGCCAGTTTTGAAGAGACGGTAAACTACCGTCAGGACCGCTGGCACAAACTGACCTTGGAGCTCCAGGGATATGAGTATGGACCGGAGCTTTCAGCGACCGGGGCAAATGCTCTGTCAATCAATAATCCAGGCAATATCATTACCCCGGCTACTCTGGAAATCAACCCGGTTATCGGTTCAGCATCGATTACCGTGTCGGGCTTCTGCCGGGATCCGGACAGTAAAAATGATTATCCTGTCACAATCAGAAATCTGGTGGCAGGAAAAAAAGTTGTGATCGATGGGGAAAGCGGCCTGGTGACACAGGATGGCACTTTGAAAGCCGGAGATACGGATTTTTGGGAAGCCCCGGTATTATTTCCGGGAGTAAATACGATTACCTGTAATAATTCAAACATGACAATGACCGTGAAATTCAAGCCGCGGTTTATGTAAGAAAGGAGAAAAATTATGACAAACAGAGATATGATTGCAAATTATAACGGTCTGGATTACATTCAGAGTCTGGAAAATGCACATTACAAACGGACGGGGGAGAAACTTTTTAAAGGCCGGGTGAAAATCACCTATGCCATTAAGAAGAATATGAGAGGATTTCTGGAGAAATTGAAACCCTACAACGATGCCAGAGATGAGGTTTTTACAGAATACCGTGACCAGGATGCTGAGGAAAAAGCAGCTGAGAATCTGAAAAAGAAAATGGTTACAAGTCCTGAAGGAACAGCGGAATATGAACAGGAAATGAAGGATTACAACAAGAAAGCCGGAAACCTTTCAATCATCATGAAGCCCGGAAAAAAACAGGCGGAATACGAAGCAAAAATCCAGGAGTTACTGGATATTGATGTGGCAGACGTAAATATCCACACAATTGCCCTGGAGCAGCTGGATGGCATTGAACTGGACAGTAACCAGCTGGGGCTGCTCCTGTTCATGATCGAGGAATAAACGAAGGAGGTTTTCCTTCATGCTGAAAATATTTAACCAGTCCCACGAGGCTGTGGGATATATAAAAAAATGCCGGGATTGCAAGATTGAGAGCGTTCTTTCTACTGCGGAAAAGACGCTCTCTTTTACATATCTGGGAAAAGCCGGAAAGATCGATTATGAGTATTATATCCAGACCTCTGATGATGAATATGTGGTGAAAGCTATTCGGATCACATCAGACGGTTATCCGGAATATACCGCTACACTGAACACGGAGGAGCTGGAGGCCAAGACCTGGGAAACCTTCCTGGCGAAAGATTCCAGCCTGCGGGATACTGCAAATCTGGCACTGGCTGGAACCGGATGGCGTGTGGCAGAGTGTACCGTAGGCAAGAAAAGGAGCATGGGTTTACAGAACGTCACAAGTAAAGTTGTATTGCAGAAAATCTGCACAGTGTTCATGTGCGAGATGCAAGTTGACAGCAAGGCGAAGACGGTTTCTTTTAAAGAGAAATTTGGCGAGGACAAAGGCGTCTATTTCCTTCAGGGATTAAACCTCCGTAAACTGACATTGTCTGGTGATACCTACGATTTTTACACCCGCATTATTCCAGTCGGAAAAGACGGATTAAAGATCACTGCGGTGAATGGCGGAAAGGAATATATCGACAATTTCCAGTATTCGAAGAAGATTATCCCGTACATCTGGCAGGACGCCAGCTACGAGGATGCTACCGCGCTGATGGAAGATGCAACCGAAAAGCTGAAAGACCTGTCAATCCCGAAGAAATCCTATACGGCAGACGTCCGCGATCTGGCGTACCGGAGTGCTGAGTACAGCATTTTAGAGTACAATTTAGGCGACACAATCACGCTGATTGACCGCAAGACCGGAATACGTGACACGCAGCGGATTACAAAAATTGTAGAATATCCGGGCGATCCAGATAAAAACACATGCGATATTGCGAATACACGGGAAACGTTCGATGAGATCCAGTCCCGACTGAAAGAGGCGGCAAGCATTATAGAAGCTGTGAAAAATCTGGATGGAAGCATTAACGGAAATACGGTTGATAAAGTAACGACAGATCAGATTCTGGGATTCAAAGAGGGTGTGGAGTCTGGAATCCAGACAAGCAACACCATTTCCGGGATCAAGACTGATATCAAGGAAGTAACGGCAGACATCGGAACTATTCGGAGTACCTATCTGAAAACGACTGATGCAGATATCAAATTTGCTACTATCGAAAATCTGAACGCCACAACCGCAACAGTTCATGATTTGAACGCCGATTATGCCAAATTCAAAACTGCCACCGCCAACGAGTTTTCCACCCAGACCGCCCAGATCAAAAAACTTTCTGGAGATTTCGCATCCTTCAAAACCGGCGACTTTGAGAGCCTCAAAGCCAAGCAAGCCGATTTCGAAACTGCCACGGCAAAAAACTTCACCGCCACCTCTGCCCGAATTGACGCAGTAACCGGTGATCTGGCAAGCTACAAGAATGTTGTGGCTGAGAACTTTTCAGCAGCAAACGGCAAAATCGAGAACCTGGAAACCACCACTCTCAAAGCCGCAGATGCGAAGCTGACATACGCAACAATCGAATCGCTGAACGCTCTCAAGGGTGATATTACTGATCTCAACGTGGGGAGTCTTACAGCCCGAGTAGCAACAATCGAGGGAGCCTATATCAGCAAGACTGAAACGAAACAGCTTCTTGCCGGATATGCAGACATTAGCCTGGCAAATGTGAAAGCCGGAACAATTGATTCCGCACTGATCAGGGATGGTGCGATCACAGACGCCAAGATTGCGTCGGTATCAGCGAATAAGCTGACCGCCGGAACCATCGATGCAAGTAAGATCAATGTTACAAATATAAACGCGGACAACCTCACTGTCGGAACCATCAACGGGCAGCGGATTGGTGATAAATCTATTGATCTGACAAAGCTGTCAAAAGAAGTTCCAACGAAGGAGTATCTGGACAATATTCAAAATGGATTGCAGAGCCAGATTGATTCAGCCATTCAGACATATACGTCCGATACCATCCCGACACTCAAGAACTCCCCTGCGGTATCATGGACAGATAATTCCATCAGAGCAAAGCACGTCGGTGATATCTGCTACGTGACCAATGCCGGCGGAAATGCAGATGGGTATTGCTACCGGTTCACAAACACTGGGACAAGTGCAGCACCGGTCTATGAGTGGGTTCTCATTAAGGATTCCGATGTGAACAAAGCATTGCAGGAACTGGTTACGGTGAACGGAGACTTGACCGGACTGAAAACATTCCAGAGCGAAACATCATCCTGGAGGACTTCTATGGATTCGGAGTTGAGTTCGGTCAAAACCCGCACAACCACGATTGAGACCACCTACAGCACAAAAGAAGAGACAAAGACAGCGGCTGATTCAGCGAAGAGTAGTGCGATTGCAAGTGCAAAAGGGTATACCGATACTGCGAAAACTGCGGCTATTGCAAGTTCAAAGTCCTATACAGACACCGCCACAAAGGATATGGCTACCAGTACCGCCGTGGCAAATGCGAAGAAAGAAGCAATAGATACTGCGGCGAAGGATGCGACAAACAAAGCAGATGCGGCAAAGAGTTCTGCGATATCGGCGGCGGCTACAGATGCCACTACCAAGGCAAATACCGCAAAGTCCGAAGCGATTTCCACTGCGGCATCTGACGCAACGTCGAAAGCTAACGCAGCGAAAAGTGCGGCTATTTCAGCGGCTTCATCTGACGCCACGAAGAAAGCCAATACTGCTAAATCTGAAGCTATTTCAGCGGCGGCTTCCGATGCTACAACAAAGGCGAATGCGGCATTGAATAGTGCGAAGGGGTATGCGGATGATGCGGTGGATAATATCGCAGTTGGCGGAAGGAATCTTCTTGTAAAAACTAATCAAGGTGCAACATACTGGTCGAATAGCCATGCAAACGGAGAATATTCTTGTGAATCAATCAATTGGCTTGGTGTTAATGCTGTAAAAATGGGTTGCGATAAGAGAGCAACCAGCTGGAAGATGTTCACTTACCGCATTACAGTTGGACAGTTCAATAAATTGAAACCGGGTGGCTCTTATGTTCTATCATACGATACGGATGGAGGTTCATCTGCTAATTTTATGGATCTGATGAACTCAGATACTAGCGGACCTATAGTAAAAACCTTTACTCAGACAGCTATAAAAACAAACTACGGATATCATTACACAATTAAAATTGTTTTGAAAGATACTCTGGTATGGGGCAACCAAGTTGTGTATCTTGAAAACAATTTATATCCTGGCATATCCGTCATTATAGCAAATATTAAACTTGAAGAAGGTAATAAGGCAACTCCATGGACTCCTGCACCCGAAGACATTGACGCCGCCATCAACACCAAAGTCAGTACGACCGTATTCAACGAAGTCAAGCAGACCGTGGATACCAACTCAGCGACCATCACGAAGCTGTCTGAGACTGTCAGCAAAAAAGCGGACGGTTCAAGCGTAACCACCCTGTCGAACACAGTCAACAGCATTAAGCAGACCGCAGATGCGAATACTGCTTCAATCAGTTCGCTTACCACCACGGTCAGCAAAAAGGCAGACGGAAGTACGGTTGATACAATCAGCAAGACACTGAACACCGTGAAGCAGACAGCAGATGCGAACAGTGCGAGCATTTCGGGATTGCAAACCACGGTCAGCAAAAAAGCGGACGGAAGTACAGTAGAGACACTGACAAACCGGGTATCAACCGCCGAACAGAATCTGGACGGGTTCAAAACGACTGTCAGCAAGACATACGTTACCAGTCAGGCCTACAATGAGAAAGTGGGTAGTCTTGAATCCGGCATCAGTGCGGCGAAGTCTACAGCGAATACAGCAAAAAGTACAGCTGATGCAGCGACCAAAACAGCGAATACCGCCAAGTCAACCGCTGACACCGCAAGCAAGACAGCCAGTGCGGCGAAGAGTACCGCTGAGGGAGCAGTCAGCACAGCCGATACTGCGAAAAGTACAGCAGATTCCGCAAGCAAGACGGCAAGCAGTGCAAAGTCCACAGCTGATTCCGCAGTGAACACCGCCAATACCGCGAAGAGTACGGCAGATGCGGCGAAGAGTAGTGTGGATAGTCTGGAGATTGGTGGAAGGAATCTAGCGAGATGGACGTCATCAGAATGGTCTGACTGGATAAGACCGGGTACCGGAGAAAACCAAAATAGAACTTTTACAAGAATAACAGTTCCGGGTGATACACAAGTAGGCGATGTATTCACAACCACAATCGAATTCGAATGGAGCGATTTCGCTTCACAATCGGGTCATACGTTTTCAATGTGGTTCCAAGGGTCACAAGATGGTGGATGGCGCCTCGCAAATCCATTTGCTAATAATCTTGGTATCATAGAAACTTCAAGTGGGAAAAAAGTTTTTCGGGTCACAAATAAGTGGAGAGGGGACGCAACAGTTTATGGGTTTGGTATACGTGCTAATTATTCAGACGGTAATGGTAAATACCGATACAGATTTATAAAAGCTGAACGAGGCAACAAAGCAACTGACTGGACACCTGCACCGGAAGACGCTGTAGATCATCAGTACACACAATATTACCGTTCGACGTCCACCATGACTCCGACCGGCGGCACATGGCAGAACACAGTTCCCGAACTGACGGAAAACACCTGCATCTGGACACGGCAGGCTATTGTCCACGTAGGCGGTGACATTGAATATTCAAACCCTGTGATGGATTCTGTCACGAAAAAAGTCGTCAGCATGGATGCGGAAGTCACCAAGACCGCCGAAGGGCTGACCAGTACTGCGAACAAGGTAACCACCCTTACGAACGACCTTGCAGGTATGACGACCCGACTTGGAACGGCAGAAAGCAAAATCACCCAGAACGCCGATAGCATCAGTGCGAAGGTGTCAACTACGGATTTCAACACGTTCAAGACAAACAATACCACGGCTATCAACGATGCAAAGAGTTCTGCAATATCCACAGCGGCTTCTGATGCAACAAAGAAAGCCGACAATGCCAAATCGGCGGCTATTTCCACTGCGGCATCTGACGCTACCACCAAAGCCAATAATGCTTTGAGTTCCGCCAAGACCTACTCCGATGGTCAAATCAAAACCGTCAATGCGGCAATCACCCAGACCAATACCGAAATTTCAGCAATGAAAGGGCAGATTGCGTTGAAGGTGGAACAGACGGATATCAACAAGGCGATTGATGGAGTGATCGTTGGTGGGAGGAATCTAGCTACAAAAACCAACCGAGGCACTACAAATTGGTGGTGGTCCATGCAAAAAGGTGATTATACTGCAACCGAAGTGGTAGAAAATGGAGTAAGATGCTGTAAATTAACGCGAGGTTCAACTGCTCAATCTGGATGGAGCATTATCTCATATAGTGGTATTGGACGTAACAAATGGGAACCGAACACTACTTATACTGTTTCCGTAGAAGTAAAAGCTTCCAACATTGGTGATATTTTCCCTAAATTTCTTTGTGGTGATGGGACAAATGGTATTATACAATACTGTAAATCTATAAAAAGTAAAACCGTAACAAACGCTTGGACAAAACTTATTTGGATTGTCCAGTCATCTAATGAGTTGCCAACACGAACCGACCAAAACACATACTTTGTTGGTATGCACAGTTCCCCAGGAGCCTGGTACCAATTCAGAAATTTAAAAATCGAAAAAGGCAATAAACCCACCGACTGGACGCCGGCTCCCGAGGATGACGAAGAGCGCTTATCTAGCTTGGAATCCTGGAAATCCGAGGCATCACTGAAGATCACAAAAGACGGCATCATTGGCACGGTAGGTTCCTACTACGCAACCGGAGCGGATGTTATAAATCTGACCGGAAGAGTAACCGCCGCCGAGTCCACAATCAAACAGCAGTCCGACAGCATTGCATTGACGGTAAAAAAAGATGGCGTAATTTCGGCAATCAACCAGACAAGTGAATCTGTGAAGATTTCTGCAAACAAGATTTCTCTCACAGCGGCAGGACTGGTGAATATCATTAACAAAGGAACCACAAAGATTGAAGCGTCGAAGCTGAATCTGAGTGCGACCGATGTGGTGAATATCATCAACAAAGGAACTACAAAGATTGAAGCGTCGAAGCTGAACCTGTCCGGTTATGTGACAATCAGCTCCCTTTCCAGTTCCGGAACCACCACAATTGACGCGTCAAACATCAAAACCGGTAAGATTTCTACGGACCGGCTAGATGTGAATGGTATATTTGCAAAAGAAGTAAGTGCGACAAAGCTTCATGTGACTGGAAATAGCAAGATCGACGGAAACCTTGTAACATCCGGCATCAACGCATCAAACATCACTACCGGAACCATATCGGCAGACCGGTTGGATGTGAATGGGATTTTTGCGAAGGATGTGACGGCAACCGGTACAATTACGGGTGTGACGTTGGCAGGTAGTAGCATTACAACAAAAACCGGTAATAAAGGAAGCGTCAATATAGCCGGAGATACCATATCGGCAAAATACAGCTATGCGAGCAACAAAACGCAAGAAATGGGTCTTTGTGCTGATGGCTTGTCATTCGGCGAAACGGTCAAAAATGGCAATTCAGCATCGACATACAGTTATGTGAGCATTGACCAGAACGGGCTGTACATACAAGACATCGTTCACTTGTCACGTTCCGCCGCACAGGCTACATTTTCGTGCAGTGTCGTAGCACCGGGACTGGGTGTGCATGGTTCTGCGGACATCAGTAATGATCTGAGGGTGTACGGAGCAGCCACGATCGATACAGGACTTACAGTCAAAAATGCGGGGCTGGAATTGTATGCTGCAAAACCGTTTATTGATTTTCATTTCGGCGATTCGAGTGCAGATTACACATCGAGAATTATCGAACTGGAATCCGGAAAGTTGAATATCAATGGCGTTGTTTGCAATAGAGGCGCTATTTGGGGGACAAATATTGCGATTGACGGTCCTGGAACATTTACAAAAGGCATCACTTCAAAATCCGAATCCGTCTTTCATACCGGTTCCTATGCAGACCCATATCCCGGTAAATCCTGCACAATCAAATCCTGGGGGACTGTGGCGTCCTTACGGTTTGCGGCAAAGGGTGTGAGCAACACCTGGCTCGGCGCCGCAAAGCCGGACGGAGCGGCATACGATACAATTAACACAGATGCCGGGGCTTTGGTTCCTGGCTGGCGTGTCCGGACAGCAGACGGTGCCTGGGTGGGTGCTTCTTATGCACAGGATCCTGGATTTAGGATCTATTATTGTAATGCTTCCAGACTTGCAGGTAGTTCAAATGGCACAGACGCCATTTACACGTTCGGTTCATCGGGTACATTCTACGCAAAATCGGTATCCCAGACCTCCGACGAGCGAGAAAAGAATATCATATCTGGCATCACGGAAAAGTATGAGAATCTTTTTATGCGTCTGAAACCGGTATTATTCAACTGGAAAACCGGCACTGACGGCATTCACATGGGATTCGGAGCACAGACTACCTTGGATCTGGCTGAAAAGTGCGGTATCAGTGCGAATGAACTGGCTGCCGTACACCGGAGTGAGACAGAGGAACCGTGGTCGATGAGTTACACGGAGATCGTTCCGCTTGCGGTGCAAATGGTACAGAAAGCTATCACCTCTATTGATTCCACCAGAAAGGAGGTGAGCACCCTTGGACAGAATATGACCGCCCGGATGGAATCCCTGCAGTATCAGCTTGCACAGGCTTTTGACCGGATTGCGGCGTTAGAGAAAGAGAGCAAATCACTCCGGCAGGCACTGAGCTGACAGGAGCCTTGCCGGAACACCACTAATTTGAACAGTCAAAAAATCATGGTCCCGGAACATACCGGGACCACATACAAAAAAAGGAGAATACACTATGTTAAGTGAAATCAAAAAGAACGTAACCCTTACCGCAACTTCCACCATCGACGGCGCGGAAGTCGAAAACTATCAGGCAACTATCAACAGCGACAACCCGGATGACATGAACCTTTCAAGCTGGCAGGCGGATAAGGCCCTGTACAAGGCAAACCGTGTTCAGTGCCGGAAAGATGCCGCTGCGTTTGAGGATGCTGCCTATGCTGTGCAGGATGCCATGATCGCAGAGAAAGAGAAGCAGGCGTGATGCTGAAAGGAGAGCGACGTGGAAGGAATATCTAGAGAAGAACATGAAGAGTTCCGCCGCCGGATGGAAGAAGAGGACAAACGTCAGAACCGGCGGATTGAGCTGGTGGAAAAATCCATTCATCAGATTGGTGACATCGCTATGTCAGTAGAAAAAATGGCTGTGAGCCTGCAGAGCATGGTGAAAGAGCAGGAACAGCAGGGGAAACGGCTGGAAGCACTGGAATCCCGTGATGGGGAGATGTGGCGGAAGGCTGTAGGTTATGCAGTCACGGCACTGGTCGGAGCGGTGCTGGGATTCATGTTGAAACAGGTTGGGCTTTGAAACAACAATACATATCTGGTGGAATAGAATATAGCAATAGCTGTTCCACCAGGACAGAAAGAGAGGTAGAAAAATGGATCTGAGTTTTTTGACTGATTATTACATTCCGGTAGTGCTGGTGGCCTGCCTGATCGTGGGCTACTGCATCAAACATATTACCTGGTTGGAAAAAGTATCAAATGAATACATTCCTGCCATTCTGGCGATTCTGGGAGCCGCTCTGGCGTGCATTTCAACCGCATCTGGTGGAAATTCTATCACGCTGGAAACGATTGTCTACGGGGCGTTCACAGGACTGGCAAGCACCGGTTTGCACCAGGCGTTCAAGCAGATTATCGATAAAAACAATTCATAAAAATGAGGGGGCGAGTGATCGTCCTCTTTGTTTTTTGACGGAACCATTCCGCCGGAAAGGAGAAACAAATGAGATTATCTGACACAATAGATCTGATGAACAGCCCGGATTACCGGGACCGCATGAAAGCAGAGTACCTGCAGACGAAGATCCGTCGTGATGCACTGCATGAGATGTGCGTGAAATACGAGGCCGGCACGCTCAAATTCGAGCCAACCTGTTCCCTAGATTTACTGAAAAAACAGGAAACGATCATGAGTCAGTATCTGTACCTGCTGGAAATCCGGGCATCTCTGGAAGGAATCTGCCTGGAGGAAGGAGACGAAAAATGAGCGAGTTACACATCAAACAGAATTACCTCACGAACAATCGTTGCTATCAGACAGGGGCCATCTGTGAGAAAGTCGGTATCCAGATTCACACAATTGGCACGGGCCAGGGGACTGCACAGAGCGTGGCAGATTACTGGAATCAGGAAAAGGTAGCGGCATGTGTACACTACATCTGTGATGCAGATGTTTCCGGCAATGCGCTGCAGCTCCTCCCGGAAGAACTGCGTTCTTGGGCAGATGCCGGCTGGGGGAACAATAACCTGATTTCGATTGAGATTTGCGAGTCAGATTATATTTCCTACACCAGTGGAGCAAATTATGACGTCAATAATGAAGAAAAATTTAAAGCAGATATCCTGCGCGGCTACAACACTGCAATCCTGCTCTGCGCGAAGATCTGTAAGGAACGCGGATGGGATCCGCTTGCGAAGCTCGGCAACGGAATGCATCTGATCTCTTCTCACAACGAAGGACGCCTGGCTGGCTTGTCCTCCGCGCACGTTGACCCTGATCACGTTTGGAGCCGCTTCAATTTGACGATGGACGGCTTCCGGAAAGCCGTAAAAGCGGCGATGAACTCCGAGGGCGGCCCGTATTACGTCCGGAAGGCATGGGGTAGAGCAGACACCCAGATTGGAAGCTACACATACATCGACAATGCAAAGAAAGCCTGCCGGGCCGGCTACCACGTCTATGACGTCAACGGTAAGCTGATCTACAGCGCACCGGTCTTCCAGAAAGGCATCCGCTACCGCATGCAGACAGACCTTGCCCTGCGGACGGAACCGAAAGCATCTGCACCGCTGGTTCAGTACGACACCATCCCCGCGGCGAAGAGAAAGTACTTCAAGTGCGGCGGCTCCGGCGAAGCACTGATCCGGAAAGGTACCGTGGACAAGTGCCAGGGAGAGAAGCAGATCAGCGGACGGGGCGTGTATATGAAGCTCAATTGGGGCTGGATTCTGGCCCAGTACAAGTGTAGAAACAGGGTCTTAAAGGTATAA